CTCGGAATTTATGTACCATTAAATTTCGAAACAAGCTTATATGAACTGAAGTTCCTAATTCCAGCTACATCGTCACCGAATCTATGCTTAATAATACCCTCAGTTCCAGATTTATCGCTAATCATTCTAACATAATTATCGATACCTTTCTGAGAAGTTTTAAGATCATATTTGTCTTTTAACCATATGAATTTCACGAAATCCTCAAACAATGGGTGATCCTTACAGTTTTCTAAAATAGAAAGTGTTCTTATGGCATAGTAATCAGTACCACTTATGTCATATTTACCAAAGTCATCGAAACGTTCCTGGTATATTAATCTATTTAGACAACGAATTGTCGAATATACTCCTGGAATTATACCATCTGATTTTCTATATTGCGGTGAATATAAGTTTTGAAGGTATAGGGCGTGATTAACGGAATTAACACTCTTTTCCACATTAACAGTTAAGCCAAAACTTTGAAAGTGTTGTATGAGCTTCAATGGCTCGGGTGTTAAATAAAGGCCATCATCACCTTGAATTTGACACAAGCTCATATTTGCATGCTTTGAATCTCTAGCAACTAAATACTGGACAATAGAATCCACTTCATTAGTGAAAGTTGAGCCTGAAGGTACTCCGTGTTCGCCTTTTAAAATACCATCTGGTGTAATTAATCCAATAGATCTAAATCTGTTTTCAATATAACTAAGGGGTTCACTATATTGCGCTTGAAATAAATCTTTAATGTATTTGAAAGCTATGTTTATTAATGGTGCCGTAATACTAGCATCATAAGCGGAGAAATCAATTGAAACAATTGTCTGGTTTGTGGCTAATGCCGCATTAATTATTTTAGTTACTTCAACTTCGACTTGTTCCGGCCCTACGATAGCTGCCCTCCAATTTAGGGTCTTCTGGTGCGCTAAAAGCGGACGATAATATCTCATTTCATTAAGAGTATCTGCAATAGGAAATCCCCAAACAGCACGAGTCTTGTTACCTTCTTGTGTTCTTGTGAATAAAATACAAGGATCTTGACGATCAAGATAGTAATCGAAATTACGCACAACTTCTTCTTTAACGAGTCCTTTTCTAACATAAAAAGGCATTCCAGAATTTGTTGCATTCTTTAAGAATTCGACTGCAGCTTCTACGCTAAGTGGGCGAAATCGACCAGAATTTGGACCAGGGTTTGTATCAACGGAACTAACGTCAGATAATGTAATTGTTGGTAACTTGAAGTAGTCATAAACTCCTTCTTTTCTTTCTTTCCAAGGTTTCTGTATAGAACGAGGACCGAATTTACCAGATTCAACATCATTTGATTTCTCTAAACTAACCAATAATTCATGATCTCCAGTGGAAAGTTTGCTAAATAAGGTAAGTTCCCATTCCTTAAGTAACTCAGTTGGTGAGTAATTTATGCCAAATGGCGTAGTTACAACATCAGTTTTACCTTTCACCACTCCTTCAATCAATAGGGTTAAGCGACTAAGAACATCGCTGTTTAAATTTAGAACAGCTAAGAATATTAGTGGGTCAAGCATATCGAATTTTGCGGATTGAATTAAGTTTTACAATGTAAAACGTACCAGGGGAAAGCGGCAGTTTGTTTTCATTAGAACTAATAGCGGGTTTCGCGTCAGTAGTTATATCTTTGTATATTTTCATATATAAA